TGTTTAGCTAAAGTTTCACCAAATACCTTAGGACTTTCTGGATGTGATAAAATTAAGTCCTTAACGTCAGGAATAAATGAGGCCCAATTTGCTGGCATATTTTAAGTTTTAGTCGCTTCCGCTAGTTTTAAATTCTTGTTGATATTCTGCATGTTTAAAACCTAGCAAATTTGCTGTTACTGGGTTTATTAAAGTAGTTGAGGGACCAGTACCAGTATTATGAGTATGTGTAGTATAATCATCTAAGAATTCTTGTAGAAACTTCTCTAGACTCTTACCCCTAACTGCAGGTTGCTGTGTATCTCCTTGATCGTCAGTTGCAATATATACATTTGACGCATATAAGAATATGTCACCTTCTTCAGATAATCTCAACATTGGTTTTCCACCAGATGTAACACCACTTCCTTCAGGATTACATGATGCTATTATTATACCATCAGTCGGATGTCTGTATATCTTTACATTTCGTTTCTGATCATATACTAATGACACTAAATCTTCAGGATTTTCTATATCAGTAACAACTTCACTGCTTAACAGATCATTATTATTAATTTGAAATCCATATTCTGGATGATATATGTTTCCGTTGTCAAATCTAACAGAAACAATCTCGCCAATATTAGGTACATGCCAAGCTCCTGTCATATTCCTATTCATAGGAGTTGCCCATGGGATTGATTCAGTTTCAAGCAAATCAAATTTACCAAAAACTTTAACCCTACACCTACCTAATTTATCCGGATCTATGTTGTCCACTACTTCCCCAAGCCAATGGGTTTCTCGTAGATTATCTTGATATAGTTCGTTATTTGCCATATGCGTTACCTAAATTGCCAGCTGTGTTATTAGTACCTAATCCTGCGAGTGCAGCATCATCAAGTGCTTGTTTAGCTGTTTTACCAGCAGATCCAAATACATTGTCTTTTATATTACTTGCAATATCAGTTAAATCAGTTTTTTCATCGAGGTCATTTACAAAGTTCTGGTATATGTTTTCGAAGTTTGGTACTGTATCTCGTATAACGTTAGACAAACCTTGCTTTAATTCTTGTTCTTTCTTATCGAGGAACAAGTTAGCATCACCTTCTAATCTATCAATTGCACTATTTCCAAAATCAGTAAGAACCTGTTTACCGTATTCACCTAAACTATCAGCTGTTCTTGATTCTTTTTCTCCAGCTGGAGATATATTACCAGACGTTTTAGCAGATTCTTCTATAATACCATTAAGCATTCTTGCTTCAATTTTACCAACAATATCATAATGGAACGCAATTTCATTAACAGCAAAACCTTCTGGTGATTTTTTCAAATCTGCAAATGGATTAACACCTGACTTAATATCAAACGTACACTCTCCAAGTTCAAACATAAAGAATGGTCTATTCTCAGTACCGCTTATACCGGCATTGCTATTCTCTACATTAATTCCACCATCCAATTTACCATTAGCAACAGTTATATTATTACCAACTTTTGTCATATTCTTAATAGGTCTAACTTCTGTAACATAAACCCATGCTCTAAACTTTCTCAAATTAACAGGAAGTATGTATTTCCAGTTTACCTCATCAAATACAGCAGTTCTATATAAGTGCATTAAACCAGAAATAGTAAGATTAAGTGATTCTATTGTTTCTATTTTAATATCACCACCCCAATATGATTCCTCATCATTATACTGCTGAATCACTTCAAGTCCACTTAATGACTGCCAATACCATGGCATTTCATTGTTTATTTTAGCTAAGGTCAAATTGAAATCATTAAGCGCTTTCAATCTATGTTCATAACCTTTATGGTAAACTCTAGAAGAACCTTCTTCCGTTCCGTCATCTTTAGGAGCATCTGACAAGTGTCTTTCATAGAATGCAGCGGCTCCACCACCAAGTAATGGTGATTTCTGAGCACTGTTAAAATCGAATATTATCGAAAACGAAAGATATGTAGGGTCAGAATATTCGTTCTTACCACCAAGCTTATAGCCCTTTCTGAAATCGTTAAATGTACTAAAGTCTGACATACTGTATATATTCTTTTAAATTATTGTTCCGTTTGCTAAACCGTCTTCAAGTAACCATTCAGCTTCATCTGTTAATTCTAGTTGATCACCACTTGATTTTTGTCCGACAATAACAACTACCTGATCAGATACTCTTCTAGTTTGTATGTTACCCATAAATCCAGTCTTTGTATAGAAGTGTTCAAATCTACTATCTTTTTCAGATTGTATTGGATTTTCCGGATTAACTTTAGTATCTATCGGAATCTCAATAAATTGACCACCACCAGATATTTCCATATTACCAAGGTTCGCTGTTTCAATATCGACTGGTTCTTCTAAAAATACCTCAATGTTTATATTAACTGAATCTGAACCATCAGGAATTGCATCATATCTTGTAACATATTCATCGTCGATTATCATCATCATACCACCTGGAACTTCAACTGTTATTGACTCTCCATTTAGATTACTACCACTAACTGTTATTAATTGTGCACTAGAATCTTCACCAACAGTAGCTATAAACCAATTGAAGCTTGAGATACTAGATGTAACACTAGGTTCAATCACTGGAGCCGGTTCCGGTTCAGGAGTTGGTTCAGGAGTTGGTTCAGGAGTTGGTTGAGGCGTTGACGTAACAACAGGTGGATTATCAGTATTTTCTAAATTATTAACCCTTGTTGGCCATTCTCTTCTAAGCAGTGTTAGTTTCTGTGTTAGTTTACCAGTGGAAGCCTTGTATAAAATTTGAATACCACCGACAATATAGTGTGCACTTAAGAAAGAATCAACACTTTGTTGACCAGATTCGTATGTTTTTTCAGTGTCTTTTCCACCTTCACTCATGTTATCAAATCCACGTTCCTCTTTAGCAACTTCAACACTTTCTGCCATCGAGTTTGCACTAAAGCCTTCACTATATAGAACTACAGGTACTTTTTGGTATCTGTATATTCCTGGGTTATATGAATCTAACTCTACTTCTAATTGAAGTTTAGAGAGTTCAGCCATGTTTTGTGTATTCTGTATTTCTGCAAATAAATAATTAGGATGCATATTAACTACATTCGTAGAATTAGAAGAACGTCCAACATATTTATATTTTATCTCATTTAAGTATCTCTCTTCACCTCTCCGACCTTTCAAAGGTTCTTCAATATCTCTCATTACAGAACTGGATAACGCTTCTATATCATTTGAAACCATTCCAACTGTATCACTACTAGAATTAGGCTCGTTTTCATAAAATTGAACAACTCTCTTATAACCAAACTTTCTAGCAACTTTTCCAGAACCATACTTTATAGCATATTTGCTTATATGTAAATTAGTTCCTTTACGCGCATCTATATTTGTAAGTATTAAATCAGCACGAGTTTTATCTTCATCGCCTATACTTTCGTCAAGAGAATCTTCAAAATTAGTAAACGTCTCATCAATTGTATTTTCAGAATTTATCATTGCATTGACATCAACAAATGTAAGGTAATAGTATGGGTCTATGAAAAATGTTTGAAAGCTATCTTCTCCAATATATGAATGTAGTACAGTATTAGATACAACGTCAGACACTGTCTGATATGCAATAAGTAAATTCATAGAATCAGATTCATGTGAAGTATCTATATTGGATGCATATCCTAATGACATGTCAGTTGCAATAGCTTCTAAATGTGTTAGTACACTTCCAGTTCCATATGATTTACATTGTTCAGCATAATATCCAGGTATTTTCATCACACCTTTAAATGTATACTTAGAACCACCAGCTCCGTGTTCTTCCGGTCGTTTAACAGGACTTATTACTGATTCAATATCGAAATCTATTCTAATATCCTTAAATGTATCTGGTTGTCTTGAGGCTATTCTCAAACTCATAACATCACCACTCCTTGGATAGTTTTCTACAGCAAAGAATGCGTGTTTATCTATAACTGCAATATCTATCGTTGGAATTATTCCATTAAGATTAAGTAACATTGTAGATATACTCTCTCCTTCAAAATCATAACCATTGATACGTAAGAACGGAGTACCCGCCCCATAATCTTTCGATGAATTCATTTCACCGTCTTCCTCGCCATATGATTTAAATTCTAAATCGTCAAGTTCAATAGTAGGCTCAGTTCTTGTAAGAATGTGCTTCTCTAATGCCATTGTTATTTTTTAATTTTTTTAGGCGCTTTGCTTTTTCTCACAGGATTAAGCGATATCTTTTTATTAGCTACTTTGATATTACTCTCACCATGCTTAACCATATTCGGTGGTATTAGTTGACTAGAACCATTAGCTTTTGACGCTGCTTTCTTTGCAAGATATTCAACTCTCTTAACATCTTTTGTTGTAAGTCTTTTAGTGTCTATGAATTGTGATCTTACGGGATTCTCGTTTACGTTAACATCTGCAATATCTTTCCATAGTCTCATTGCAGTTTCCTTTGCTGGTATTTTTAATATGTCACCGACATTAAACGAAAAAGGATTAGATATATTATTGAATTTCAATAACATGTCGCCATACCAATCTCCTCCATATTCTCGTAATGCAATTAAATCAATACGTCCTAATTCATCAGCTTGAACTTCCCTATTTTCAAATACGGAAGTATCAATGTTATCAAACAACATGCTTGGAGTTACCATCCTAACAATGCCATCAGCTATTTTCTTATCATTAAATACACTAAAATTCATTATCCGTTTGTAATTTTTCTAAACTCTTTAGCAATTGCTTTACCACCAGTACTTCTTCCATATGAATCAACATCTGTAGTATCATTAGTATCTATTCCATCAGCAGGTTGTACATAGAATCTACCTCTTCCCATGTTAAACATCGCTTCAATATCAGTTTTATCTCGAGGTCGACCTGGTTTTAATGAAATTTCAATTATCATCTTTTCAGGAAAATCTTGAATACCTAAAGGACCGTCAAACGAAACTTTAGTATCTGTACATGCTAAATTACCAATGACTGCCATTGGATTTAAAGGGTTACCCACAGTTAAATGCCATTGGCCTGTCGGATCTCCCGATAGCATCGCTATAACAGATTGAGCTCCTTGTGGCGTGTTCATCATTTCCATTAAAGAACCACCTATCATATTTTTCACAGCTTTACCAATACCTTCTCCGATACCACTTAGGCCATTTCCTCCAGAAAATGAACTTGCCATACCTTTAAGATCACCCATAACACTTCCAAGGAATCCGGTAATGTTTCCGCTCTTAAGCATATTAATGTCACCTAATGGCTTCCCAACACTTCCGTCACCGATCCATCTTGTAGAACCTCCCCAGAATGGAGCTGAACTATATGTTAATACTAATATGTTAGCAAGTTGATCTAACATTAATACCTTTGGATTAGCTCCTCCAATATCTCTTAATTCATATTCAAATTTAATTGTAAATTCCTGAGAGAAATTCAAACCTTGATCTCTTTGTAAAATACTCTTTATAACATTTAATGGTCCGAATACGTGATTAGGATATGTCTCTTTAAATGAATCATAACCTGCATTTGCCTGTGCAGTTGCTACATCATGTGCATTATTACCATTCGAAGAACTTATAGCAGCAGATAGAAATTTATTACCATCAATCAAATCTCCCATTTTACCCCTCTTAGCACTATTCTTAGAATGCATAGTATTCACATCAGCTTCTACGGGCTTCCAACTATAACCATGTGAAAAGTTTAATATATCTTTAAGGTTATTTCCGGTTTGTTCTCCAAGCCATGTTACAGCCCTCGCTATATCGGGCGATGACATCGGGACCGCCTTACCGTTTTTGTCTAACTCTGTAGGAGAGATAATATCATCAGGAGCGGGATAGGGAAATCTCCTAAGAGTTAGCATTCTGTTATTCGATATCTTATTGAAATATTTAGCGAGAGCAAAGTCAGCATAATTATACCTATAGCCTAAGTTGCCACTATATCCTGATGTAATTTCTATTATCTTAGTGACTGAAGGGTTTTCTAATTCTTCAGGAGATATTTTATTATGAGTAGATCGTCCTCCACTTGGTAAATGCGGAGCATCCATTAAAGAATATTTATTGAATACTGAAAATGGTGCTGGATCTGGAGTTACGCTCAGTTCCTTTTTACCGTTACCAGCCTCTCTCTTGTATGTAACTGCTTCTTGGTTTTTTGTATAGTATATACTTGAACCATTAGTTTCATATACTTTAGGATATTGTCCGGGTGATGTTGAATTTGCAGCTACGTCAGAATCGACGTCTGTTTCGGATTTAGTAGCAGCTGTAGTATCACCCTCAACACTGTCAGCCGACATGAATTGGCTGAATCTATCAAAAGCATTTATAGCTTCGTCTCCTATTGTTCCTAAATCAATACTAGGTAATCCCATATAAACTAAATATCTTTAGTCTATATATCATATTAAGTCTAATCAATCTTATCCAATTCTCTAGAAGGAACTCTATATAACATGTCATCAATAAAGCCATCGTTACCATATCCTCTCTCACCTAAAAATTTTAACAGATAAGCTTTAAATACACCTTTACTTTCGTAATAATATGTACCTCCACTATACGGTGTTCTATTACAAAGCTCGAATAGATCCGAGATAGTCCTTTCTATAAAGAAGTTGTGAATATTATTAAATAACTCCATCATCTCATTCTTATGCTTACAAACCATAGGCCCGTCGACTACAACTTTATATAGTTCACCTTTAGCATCTAAAAGATCTTGAAAATCTTGCTTCTTTGTATAGTTTTTACGAGTTAGTTTCCACGTAGTAGTCTTATTACCAAAGTCTTTTCTGAATTTCATACCAACGAGAAACCTTCTAATGAAATCAATATCATCATATACTGTCAATATCTTAATTTGATATTCTGTAATCGTATCACCATGTTTAACATCATGTATAATCCCCTTAACAGGAAACAACGTATTGTAGTTCCCTGTATTTGAAATTAATGCATGTATTTGTTCTCCTTTAGAATATACCTTATTTCTTATCAAAATTATATTGTTTGTAGTTACTGAATAAATCTAACACGTCTTCGTCTATTTCTTCGTCTATATTTATTGCAACTAAATTAACGTCTTCTAAATCTTCAAACATTTCAAAAACTAAACTTTTAAAATTGTTTACTGTTTCGACATCTAAGTTTTTCAATAAATATATTATTCTATCGCTATTTTGCTTTTTACGAACGTTGTTTAGCACATTCTTGATAGCCATACCTATAATAAACGGATGAGGTTCTACATCATGAAAATCTGACTTCACCAGTTTCGTAATGATAGAGATATAATCCACTTGAGTCGTGGACTTATCACTTTCTATTCTAACGTACTTATTAAATTCACGTTTAGAATAACACCATATACAATCTATCGAAGTCACTTTCACAGTTATTTAAGTCTATTTCTAAGTTCTTTAACTTCGCATTCAATATCTTTAATCCTTGAATGCATTTCCTCATCTGTAGGCTCATAATTAATACCCCAATCCTCAGTAATCTTAATCTGATTACGTTGTCTTGAGTTACCGAAGTCCATACCAACATCTAAACAAATGTCTCGTATAAATTCCATTTTATTAATCGGGCCACCGCTCCACTCATAAATCCTTACAGATTCATAAGTATCACCACCGGCATTTATATTGTCATCTTGAATTTCTCTAATGACACCGTTTTCCGCTATTTTAAGAATTATTGTTTGCATTAAGTCTTTCAGATTTTAAATTGTTAGCTTCTCTCATTAATCTCTTTGATTCCTTCTTGTCAACTCTATAAGTTTCCTTATCTTTTATTGTTGTCAATAACCATGCTTCCTCTAATAATTCGATTTCAGCAGTATTATATCCAGTTTCTTTCCAAGACACTTTACTTGCATCTAATTTAATTTGAATCTGGTCACTGATAGAATCGTTTGTCTTATTAACATGTAAAGTATGTGCATCATTACCTTCTTGCTTTAATCTATTAGATAGTTCGCGGCCTTCAGTCGTTTGCATATTCTTTTGCTTCAATAAACCGAATTGATTATACATCTTTCGTTTTTGAGGTCTTGACATTGATGGCATTTGTGGTGATTCTTGCTCTTTACTCATAATAATTGTTTATAAAATTAGTAATTTCTGTCTTTAAAAATTCTTGTAGTTTATTTATTTCAATTTGATTTATAGCTGAATCAATAACCGTATTTATAATGTCGTTATCTTCGTCGTCAGAATTCTCTATTAACATACTAACGATTTGTTTCTTAGGTATATTGATATTGAATTTCACATCAACCTCTTCGTGGTTTTTCTTAGAAAGTTTTTCAACTAAAGATTGCATTGGTGAAACCTCTGAAACCACATTAACGATAGGCTGTGGTGATGGTTTTGTACTTTGTTTTGATGGATTGTTAATTCCGACAGCTTCAGCCCCGGGATATGGTATTACTCCGTCAACGATTTCTTCAAGAAACTCATTCAATACGTTAGTAAATATTCTACTGCCGTCTGTGAAAACTGTGAAGCTGTCTTCGAAATCCTTAAATTCAACGACCTTTCCAAAGTCATCTCCTTTTTTCCATTGATATTGTTTAGCCTCTTTGATTTCAGTCATTTTAGTTTGTTTTAATAAATTATATATTCGATTGAGAAACATCTGCTATATTACGTTGAACGATATATTAGATGATTGATATTTCTCTAAAAAATCATCGATGAATTCGACAGCTTCGTTAGTACCTATGAACGTATCAGTTTTTTTAACATATAATGAATAGAAGTCTTCACTTCCATTTGCCATCAATGTATTTTCTAATACTTCCTTTTCTTGTAAATATTTCTTATTAAAGCTCATTCCACGTTATTACTTTAGTTATACTTATATCTGCTTTTTCTAATAATTTCAAACCTTCTTGATCTCTGTACTCTTCGCAATAAAATACTTTCTTAATACCAGATTGTATTATTAACTTAGCACATTGGTAGCATGGAGACATCGTAACATATAAGTGAGCTCCATCAGAACTGATTGTAGATTTTGCAAGTTTTGCTAAAGCATTTGATTCAGCATGTAGCACTACATCTCTAGTGACTAAACCACCTGATGGTATATCTAAGAACTCACAGCTATTATTGAAACCATGTGGAGTGCCGTTATATCCAAATGATATAATCTGAGCATCTTTTACCACTACACTTCCGACTTTACGTCTTTCAGCGTAACTGAGCTTTGCAAATTGATATGCAACGTTCATGTATATTTTTTCTATTGGAATTCTTGGCATATTAAAAAAGGTCTATATAATTATATATAGACCTTCGTATTTGTTTATGAATATTTATTAAATTGACTTAGTAAGAGATGACATGAACGCTGATATACCTTCTTGAGAAGTACCTGCATTTACAAATGCTTCATTGATCTCTTCTTGAGAATACATCTTCACGCTTTCAGATTCTACAACTTCAGCACCTTCCATTTCAACCATCTCATTAATTTTCTTAGAGTAAGCATCTTTAAGTGAATGTACTGCAGTTTCAAATTGCTCTGTCGTATACTCTTCGTTACATTCTTTAAGAACTTTAACTGCGAGAGCAGCTACTAATGCAGCATTCTCTTTCATATAAGATTCTACAGTATGATCGTCATGTACGTCTCCGTTCCATTCGGTTGCTTCTGTGACAGCGTGTTCGTAGCATTCATATAGTTTATCGGAAACGTTGAACTTCTTAGATACAGCATCTTCGTTAAGGTATGATTCGAATGTTTTGATTTTATTAAGTTTCATAGTTATTGTGTTTTTTTATTTGTATGGAATGCGTTAAAGGATTGTACATTAGATTCGCGTAGATTCATAATATCTGAAACAGCATCTACTAAGACATCATATGGAACTCGATGTCCATCATTATATTCTGTATAATAGAAACTACCAGAACCATCATGTCCAAAGTATCTCATTACATCTTGGCCGTTTACAGTCTTGTCTTGCTTACCAAGATATACGTTATGGTTCTTACCTTTTAGTTTCGAATCATCTACGACCGGATCGAATGGTCTATCAACTACTGCCGGATTAAACAATACAGTCTTGATACCGAGTTTACTTCCAATTAAATATGCAAAGTAACCTCCCATTGAAGATCCAACTATTAAATCAGCACCTTTGCATCCCTTTAAAGTTTCAGCAAACGCTTTATCGCTTTTGTAGTTTATTTTAGGAGCGTATACATCAAAGTTTTCTTTTAACCATTCGACTTTACGTCCAGTATTTGAGCTTTCAAGTCCGTGTAAGTATGCTATTTTCATATCTTTGGATTACCTATTAATATTTTAGTATGTGGAGATCCTCCAAGCATTCTAGTGTACCATCCATTACCACTTAGTGATTTGTTTTCTGGATGCTCGCCGTGCCATTCGATATCTTTACCTTTGAGTAATTTTTCGACATCTTCTTGAACATCGACTGAAGGTACATTGTATTTGTCCATCATAATATCTGCTAGTTTTCCACTAACTTCAATATAATATCCAGATTTCTTTAGAACATTAGACGTATGTACCAAATATTCTTTAGTACTATCCTTCATACCGTCATGACCAACTCCACTGAACTTCACACCGAATTTAGTGTCCGATCCCCATAGAATTACATCTAAATCTGGAGATCCATGTAAATCAACTCCTTGCCAAAACGTCCACTTAGTATCTCCGAATACATCTTCAGGTGTTTTGATCTTTACATGTCCACCTATTGTAGAGTATGCAATGTTTATTAGATCAAAGAATTCACCAGATAGCTCTTTATGTTTTCTCGGATCCACCTTAACCCACTTACCTGGTTTGGTTTTAAGAACATCACCACTGTTTTCAGCAACAAAATCCTCATATAGTTTAATCTTCTTCATGTAAATGAAATATGTTTATAATACTATATATTAATTTAATTGCATTACTTTTTTAAACCTAATTCAGCATTATCTGCTCTTACACAATCTTCTAATGCACTCAATATGATCGCATCCATTTCAGTTCCACTTAAGCTATTAACAAATGAATTGATAATACCTTCAACGATAGAATCTTTATCTTCGACCATCTGAGATATGCTAAAGTTCTCTTCGAACATTTCATAAGCGCTTGATGTGAGTGATGTACAAATTCGAGCAACAACGTTTTCATTGTCATTGAATCGACGACCAGATATATTATCTGTGTTTTTGATCTTGTCAAATATAACAGATTCACTGTGTCTCATTCTATATAAAAATACGGTTGTCATTAAAGTTCCACCCGATGCTTTCATAGCTGGTGTGTGGTAGCCTGTTCCGTTTGATTTGATGTCTGATGCTTTCATAATAGTTTTTAATGTTGGTTAGTATTAATTGGTTATAAGTAAATATAATAAATAAATCTGAACTAAAAAAATCTAGAACAGTTTATTTTTGTTTTAGTTTATCAAGTACACACTCTAATCCCATGATCCAACCTTCATTAAGTCCATGTGCATTAGCATCGTCTAAATTACCACAGTCCCACCATTCCTCATCAGGTTCAAAACCAACTTTAGCTTTAGTTAATAAGTCTTCAGCATATTTAATAATTTCTTCTCTAGTCATCTTAGTCTTCTTTTAGTATATTGATTCTACTTCTTAACCTTCCTTGTAATTGAAACGATGCCCAATTATTATCTAAGTATTCCATTTCTTCTACTATTCGCTTATTTGCATATAGTCTAACTAAATCACCTAAATCTACTATGTTGCCTCCATCAATGAATGTTGTTTTTGTATTTGCTACATAGTAGCTTAACGTTTCTTCTGCTGTCATCTTTGTTAGTTTTAATTGGTTATAAAGTAAATATAACAAAAAAACCCGAGACTAAAAAATCTCGGGCAGTTTATTTTCAAAAAAGTTTAATTAATATTAAATCAGATCATCGACTATCTTGATGTAGTCGTCTATTAAGTTTCTAGCCTTTTGAACAGCAGCATGTGCGGCTGGCGTATCAGCTTTATTAAATTTAGAAGCATTATATGTAATCATCATAGATGTTCTATATTCACTTGCGATACTATTCATGAAATCATCAGCATTTTTGAAATTCAATAAGTCTCCAAATAATCCATTATCTTCTAATGTATCTGCAAGTCCTTTGATTGCTTCTACCATTCTTGGCATATCAAGTCCTTTTACTTCAACACCTTTATATTTCTCAAGACCTTTTGACGGTTTCATGTCTCCTTCCTTTTTAAGATACTCAAAAAAGAATACAGCGATATCATGCAAGAAGTTATTGAAGTCTAATGAAATAACCTTCTCTTCAACTCCAGATCTCTTAGACCATTGAGATAAAACATCTCCTTTGAATTTACCTCTTACACCTCGATCTTGTATTGACAATCCTAAATTACCAGCAAGTGTAGAATACATCTTACCTAATACAAAACCTTTTACGTCTCTCATTGGTGTGTATCTTTGAAGAGCCCATTCCTCATAAGGAGGATGTGTAGTAACCATATCAGCTTGAATGTGTTCTAGATTACCGTCAACTTCAACTTTAAATAATATCTTAACACTACCAAGAGATGACATGTTGTATGTTTCTCCTGCATCGACATAAGATAAGTTTGACATTTCAAGGAATCTGAATAATTCACCGTTATATGTTTTAATAGAAGCAACCTCGTCCTTCCTAGAACCTTTAGTTTCTATTTGAAGTAATGGATATGAAACTAAATAATCAATATCTCCGTAGATCTTATCTGGCTGATTAATTAAATCATCTTCATACCAAGAACCAGAACCAATTGCTTTTATAAATTTAAGAGGTGGCAGTCCAGCTGATTTAAGATGTACATTAAATTCTTTATCGAATTCTTTTATCTGTTTGTCTACTGCTTTTAAAACTTTAGGTGTTAGCTTAGTTTCTTGAGTTTTCGTAGAACTCCATCCACCTTCATTCAAAAATTCATTAAGCGATATAATCTTCCTGTTCATCGTTATATAATTATTTTACAATCTATATATCTTTTTACGTCATCCATGTATTCCTTAACCTCTTCAAAACTAAATGGTCTAAATTCAGAATGGCAATCAATACCAATTTCAAGACTCGTTCCATTAGGGAATATCCCGTCCACTTTTTTGTTTTCAGATAGTAACTTGATATCGTCATGTCTTCCTTCATCTAATAGCATCTTAAGTGTAGCAGGTTGTATGGAATTCTGTAAGTTTCCATGCGTGTGACCATATAGCATCCAATTTCCATACATAGAACCATTCCATGATTTCATAGGATAATGCGATAAAATGATCTTAGTTTCTATTTCGTCGATCCAAAGTTCTCGATATTGAGACACTGATGTGAAGTGTGAATGTACTTCAAGACCCTTAGTGAATTCTCTATCATGATTTCCAAGAATTAAATGAATCTCTTTACAATTGATTCTATCTCTGAAATCTCCAACAGTTTTTGCAGAACCAAACGACCAATCACCTAAGTGGTATAGGACATCATCCTCTCCAACAACACTATTTATATTATTAACTATAGTGTCATTCATTTCTTGTAAAGAAACAAAGTCCCTGCAACCTGACGTTCTTGGCCATGTTGTTAGGGACTTTATAATATTTCTATGGTTATAGTGAGTGTCACTGGTGAACCATATTTTTCTATCTTTTTGCATATACTATTATATACAATAACGAATTAAAGTTTAATCATTTTCAGATTTCCATATGTCATACTTTTTAACAATCTTCTTAAGTATATCAGCACGTACAATATCATCTTCAGTAAAAGCAAAGTTATTTACACCGTTAATACCTTCCATTAATTTAATAAATCCAGGAAGACCAGCACTTTTCTTTGGAATATCATATTGACTTACATCTCCAGTAATTAATGTTTTGGATTTCTTACCCATACGAGTAATAAACAACATCAATTGCTTGAACGTAGCATTTTGAGCTTCATCTAAGATCATTAAACAATTATCAAAAGTGTCACCTCTCATATATGCAAGTGGTTTAAATACGATGATCTCTCTTTCAATTAATCTCTCTGTAATTTCAGTACCAACTATCTTTTTAAGGTTAGAAATATAAGACTGCATATATGGATCCATCTTGTCTTCAATTCCACCAGGTAAGAACCCTAACTTTTCACCAGATTCTTGTATTGGTTTACATAATACAACTTGCTGTATCTTTCTTTCAGCTAACATTTTTAAAGCAGTGTAACATGCTGTAAATGTTTTACTCGTTCCAGCAGGTCCGTGACAAAATGTTACGTCGCTTTCTTCTATTGTTCTTGAGTATTTTTCCTGAGATTGTCTTAGTTTGACATGTTGAATATGTTCAGGCTTAACTCGGATATGAGTAGGTTTTGCTGTTGGTACTTTAATCTCAGCATTTTTAGTTGGTTTTTTCTTAGCCATTATATGTATATGTTTGTGGAGGTTTAATCACCAGCCATTATTATTAACTCTCTAAGCTTTAATAGTTTTTCACACTTCTCATATTCTTCTATGCTTTCGAAGTATTCGACCATCATATTTATAAATTTACTACGATGTCCAGTGCCATGATGAACTTCTATATTTTTACCGTCATTTTGAAATACAATAAACCTGTTAACAGATTTTGTAAAATTACGAGTTAGTATATAGTAGCTAGTTCTCATAAGGGAATCCTTGTTATCTTCGCTGCTATCTTTCATTTAAGTATAGTATTCTTTTTCTTATCTATATATTTCAATAAAGACACGTTGTATCAACCATACTATCATATTCAATGAAAAAAGTATTATAATATATTAATCCGAGGCCTCTTGATTTTTCTGTTGAATGTAAATAGCCTTCTGCATTTTCAATCTATTAACTTCAGATTTCTTAGAGAAATGAGCCCGTTCTCTTATCTCGTCCCTCTGTTTAGTATTATTGACTTTACGTCTCATCTGCTTTATAGCCTTGTCGATTTTACCGTCTTCTACTTTTATTATTAGCATACTTTATTTTATTTTATCGATTATTTTCTTTAATTCCATGCATTTTTCATAATCTTCCGTACTTTCAAAGAAATCTAATATATGTTGAATAGCAGAAATCTTACTACTACTTGGCGTATCAGCATTCAATACACCTAATTCATTGTTTATTACAGATTTATATACAACGTCCATCATTATTCCTCTAGAACCTTCCTGCATATCACGAATATAGTCCATTGAATTCCAATCGTCTCCGTTATCAAATTCGAAATACGTTTCATCCTCGCCAATCATAATCTTAATTTATTTTTTACCAATATCTTTTATCTCTTCCAATAACTTATATTGTTCTTCGCTTAATTCGGTTATCGCACTACTTAATTTTACCATTAAATTACCATAACCTTCTGTCTTATATATTGGAATACCTTTAGATGCTATGCGCAAAACTTTACCAATATGAGAACCTTTAGGTATCTGAACTTTAATAGAATAGAATGCATTTGTGATTGTAACTTCTGTACCTAACATCAAATCATAGAATGGTAGAACTACATCTACCCATATATCATTTCCATTTACTATAATCTCAGAACTCGGTAATACGTGACATGTAACTATTAAATCTCCATTAGGAGCTTCAGAATTCATAGGGTGTTCACCACCTCTCCCGTTTATTTTAAGACGTGTTCCATTACGAATTCCTTTAGGGATCCTTAGATTAAACTTAGAACCTCCAAGATCAAACATTTTCTCAGTACCGTTATACACATCGTGAATGTTCAAATGAACAGATGCTCGAATGTCCGGTCCTTTTGCTCTAGTACCGAAAGCTCCATCGAACATGCTCGAAAAGCCTGGACTATTTCTAAAAGCATTAAAGAAATCATTGTTCATTCCACCACCCATTGTTTGAGCAGTATCATACTTTTTTCGATTCAAGTCATCCCCAATATGCTCATAAGCCTCAGATATTTCCTTGAACTTATCAGCATTTCCAGTTTCTTTATCAGGATGGTGTTGTTTAGCTAACTTACGATATGCTTTTTTTATCACATCGCTCGTTGCTTCTTTGTCTACTCCAAGAGTATCATAATAAGACATAACTATTTAGTTTTCTTATTAAAGTTCTTTTTTTCTAAGATTCTCTTCTCTCTAACTCTTTTAATAGTTCGTCGAGATTCACTAACTTCACGTTTCTCTTTGTTTTCATAACAGTCAGCAATACGTGTAAGCTGTGTTAGTATGTTCTGTAATATATCTTCCATGTATTATATATCTAAATGAATTGTAAGATGAGTATTATGGCCATTATTCCTGCCATCGATATCACTGCGATTCGCATGCTATCTTCGTATTGTCTATGTTTCATAATTATTCTGTATCATTTGGCTGACACATCTTAGTGAAAGCAGACGTAAGGTCTTTGTGTATATTCCCATTAGATCTATCCATTTCCTCACAGATAAGTTCTCTAATTTCAAATATTTCTTCAGGTGTCAATTTTGTCATGTTATAGTTCTTTAATGAATTTGTTTAATTCTTCGATAGTAATGCTATCACCTTTTGTTCTGTTAAAAAGCTCTGCAAATGCATCCATTCTATATTCGTCCATTGCATCATGAATTAAATCTTCATGAATACTCACAGTTTCACCGTCATGTTCAATGTACTCATACGTATCTAATATCTCTTCAGCATTTCTCATATTATTCGTGTTATAATTGTTCAATCCTGACTTCTACTAATTCGTCAATATTTAAACACTGATGTGTAAACTTTTTGTTATCGTATTCGAAATGTTCTTTATGACTCTCATGGAAATGTCCATAGAAGTGTAAGAAAGAATCTTGTTTTTCTTTTATAGAATCAAACATGTCTTTCATCCAAGAACCTTCCTCTTCGATATCTCTATATAATCCCATGTCTTTTAGCAACCAATGTTCAATACCTGACTTATCAGTAGGCCAAACACCATTAGGTCTAGTATGAGTAACTATAATATCTAAATCATTAGGTATCTCATCTAACTGAGATTTACTTAAACATTTAAATGGTTCGTCAGCCCAATATGATTTACCTTCAGTTCTCAATGTTCTATCAATAGAGTATGCTCCACCATTACAATATATTTTTACAGGCTTTTCTCTACCTTCTATTGTAAGAGCTAGTATCGTATGGTCAGGTACTAGGATGATGTTCTCGATCTCTCCATCTTTTTTTGTATTTTCCATATACTCATGGTTATTAAACCACTTAGGATCGTCGTGGTTACCCCTGATGATATACAAAAAGGTGTTGTACTTCTTTAAACGAGCATTGGCGATATGTAAGGCTTTCATGTCTCCATCGATCGATGAAAAACCTAAACCGAAATCTCCAACATGAACGATCGCTTTAGATTTTTCAGTATTATTCAAATCATATCGCATAAGTAATTGAGGAGCTATCTGCAAGGTATTACCATGAGTATCTCCAAGCATCATAAGATGCCCAAATGTTATATCATTTTTAATTACTTCGTCCATTACACTGTTTTTAAGTTTCCTTTAACTTCATTGAGAGCTTTTAGAATAATCGTACATTTTTCATACTCTTCACTTTCTGTAAAATGCTCAAGCATATCACTGAGAGTTTTCTCTATTTCATGTTGTTGGTAATCTCCATTCAAATTATTGAAATCTATATCACCACTATTTACAGCTTCGAAATTCTTTCGAGCAAGAGCATCTTTCATGCGATCTTTCAGCATTGATTGTTCTTGTTCGCTGTACATTTCGTCTTCGAAGTCCATCATTTCATCATCCATAGTTGTTTGTTTTTAATTATAGTTAAATATAACAAATAAATCTGACAGTAAAAAACTTTTTGGTGTTTATTTTACCACTTTTTTGCTGGACATTCTTTTGCTTTAGCAAAAACCATCGCAGGAAATTGGCAACCACATTGATTACATTTGTAACCCGTAACAGCATCATCCTTTTTATGTTCTTTAGGATTAAACGCAGCTCTTACTTTATGTTTAGCACCACCTGGCATGAGTTTCTCAATAAACGTAAACGTACCAGATTCTACTAGATTTGGACATGTTTTACAAATTGCTGCTCTTTTTTCTGCAAGGTCTTTAACATCTTCAGGTAAATTGTCATAGTTTGAAAATGCATTGAGGTAGTTTCCCCATCCGTCTTTAATATCTTTAAATATTCCCATAATTACTTTTCTGTTTTTTTAATTAATGTTGAGGTTTCGTTTTCTTCAGGAAACCATTCGTTGTAATGTTCGTACATATTATATATATTTAAAATGGAGACTCCTCCATAATTACTAATTCCTTGTGTGATAGCTTTAACATGATGTTCATAGTTGCAGCTACATCAGCTTCGCAATATTCTTTGATCTCTTCGAGACGTCCATTCCAATAAGCTTCAGCAACTTCACCACCATACATGTTTTGTTTAGGTGATGGTATGTTTAATAGATCACAAATCAAACTTAAAGAAGCTCCACCGTTCCATCCACCTGATTTCCAGATTTCATTGGTATCTAATAAACAGTTCTCCCATGGTTTTAATTTATGCAATTGCATTTTATCTGGAATGTTCACGCCATTTATGATAGATCGTTTAATTAGATATGGTAAATCAAAACCTTTCACATTATGTCCAACTAATTTTATATTTGGATTAGCGACAAAGATACGAGCCATTGCTCCCATAAATTCTTCTAATACGTCTTTCTCATTATCTCCATAAAATGACTTTATCTTAGGGGTCGGCTGTGAGCCTTCAGTGAATGTTATTTGTCCTATAGTAATAACTACAGTCTTACCGAATTCAGGATAGAGGGCAGCATCTAATTGATATAAGCGATCATCACTATGGTCAATATACTCTGGTGAGTTTAATCTGACATACTTTGCTTTCTTTTCCCAGTGCTGTTTAGCATTAGGACCTACTATTTTAGCAAACCCGTCTAAATCTTTCGCTGCTGTGCTCGTTTCGATGTCAATGAAGAGCATTCCTTTTAATTCTGCGTTATTATACATTGTTTATTTTTTAGGTGATTCGATATGTCTTAGTGTAAAGATACTTACAGGATATTTAGTACCTTTATTATCTAACATAGTGTACCATGGTTCGTTATATTGGTTTGTAAGTTTTTCATTCTTAGAATATAATGAACCGGAATGAACACTCCCAGCAAATGAGAACATGTAAGTCTGACCTATTTTAGGTGTCTTAACATAAATCGTAGTATCTTTCTTTGTCTTAGCCATAGGATATTATATAATGGATTGTTAGTTTGTTTTATTTCTGTAAGTTAGTGAGATTTTCAATGTAACATTCGAGAGCTTTCGTGATCTGTGTCCCGATGCGTTTGTTTTCTTTTTTCTTAGCTTTCCTTGGCAGCTCGTAATAATTAACTGATATGCTAAGTACTATATCTCGATATACTTTTACGTTACTGTTCATTTTGTTTTCTTATGATTATTGATGTGATCTTTAATATCACCTATAGTATAAATACCTTGGTTGCTGTTATCTATGGCTATTATATCTAAATCGTTAGGTAACAATTCTGCCGAATCATCTGTGAAGTATACATCGACTTCACCGTTTCCAATACCAACTCTTCGGGCTATTGGTTTTATTTCTCCGGTCAATGGTATTTTAATTCCGAATGTAGTACTCATATCATTTATTTTAAATTAATCTATTGAACCTTATATTATTTTCATATCAACTAACGTATTAACTATTCCCTCTACGTGTTTAGATTCCTTCACGGTTTTACCGTCGAATTCCAAGATCCAATTACCTGATACTCTACTGAACCATATATTAACATCATGTTCAGGATGTTCATAGTGAACGAAAGTGTCGCTTACTGCATTTGCATCTTTAATGTCTTGTACTAATTGTGTAGCAGTGTTTTCCATGATATTTTAGCGTTTAGTTAGTATTAATTGGTTATAAGTAAATATAACAAATAAACTTGACAGTAAAAAATCCTGTGCGTTTATTTTCAATTTATTTTTAATTAATTGAAGCAACGATCATGCTTGTAAAGTAATCCTTCTCACTAACAGTCGCTTCACTATTAATTAATATCATTAATTCTTTACTGCTTTTACATGTATCGATTTTATCGTTCCAATCAGCGTTGAGGTTTAATGGCATTCTGCGCATTGTACTTTTTAAATGTTCTAATGTTGTTTGATTTTCCATCTTGTTTTTCTTTTAGTTAGATTGTCTTTTTATTTCTGATGTATTAACATCACTTTCATGTTCTCTAAGGAACTCTATCAATTCGAGTATAGTTTCCTTGGAATCACCACGTTCTATCATATGAGTAACTACTCGTAATATACCGTAACTTCTGAAACAGCTCTCGTGTATATTATCTATAGTCGTTGGTCTTGATAGTATTTCTTTTATTTTCATAGTCATTAGTTTTAATTGGTTATAGAGTAAATATAACAAAAAAACCCGAGACTAAAAAATCTCGGGCAGTTTATTTTCAATTAGAATACTAATAAACTAATAGGAACATTAAGACTTCTGTTACGACTATCACTAACAACAACTTTCGTCTTATTAATTTTAATAATTTTGAAATCTGTATTTAAACAACTTCTATCAGCAACTTGAACTGTCATTCCAATCTTAAGGGATGCTTTAGTTATATTATCTGATGTAACTCTGTTTGAGTTGATAGTGTCAACAACAAGTGTGTTGATGTTTTCTAATTGCTCCGTAGAAAGATTTGAAGTTGCAATTGCTTTAACGATTTGAGAATAAGTCATAGTAGATAGTTTTAATTGGTTATAAGTAAATATAACAAATAAGCTTGACAGTAAAAAATCCTGTGTGTTTATTTTTAATTTATTTTGCTATGCGTTGTTTTTGAGTTCAGCTATTCTATCTTCTAATCCATATACAACAGCCAAAGCCTCATCGCCAGTTTTAAGAGCATTCTCCAACTCATTTATTACCGAATGCTTCACATATTGATTTACGCGATCTTCAAGGTCCTTGCAAGCCTTCACTTGTTCACCTTTTCCTTCGGCTACTATAATATTAGCCATAAGTGCTCTAATTCCGTCCATATTAATTTAATTCATATTTTTTTGATAAGCTTTCAGTAACATGAGCTTTGAGTTCTAATGCTTTTAAGTTAGCGTATTCGTCTAACATTATTATCATATCTCTATAGCCCATATCATCGGCATTATTTATATTCAACTCAATAAGTTTTGAATTTAAGAATTCTTCTACTCCCATATTATTTGTTTTAGTATTTTGTTGTTTCATCTGATTGTCGAAGTAACCTAGAGAAAACCTCTACGAATTTTTCATTCCGAGACATTGTATGCTCTCCCATTGTATCTAGAATAAAATGTACCTTTTCGTGGTAATATGTATCTAATATAATCGATTTGTCTAGATTATCTCCTTTGTAGTTTTCACATAAAGTAATTAAATTATCTGTAACATTAGATTCTCCTAATACAGATTCGTTACTTAGTCTCAAACTATCATAATTTACAGTAACTGTTGTCGCAAACAGTTTAAAGCTTTTAGGTATATCCATCTTTGTTAGTTTTAATTGGTTATAAAGTAAATATAACAAAAAAACCCGAGACTAAAAAATCTCGGGCAGTTTATTTTCAATTTATTTTCAATTACATTCGTCTATTCATTTCCCAATTCCAGGAATCTTTCATACAATCTCCTAGAGTTTTTTCAGCGAACCATTTAAATTCCTTCTCTATTAAAGAACAATCTGAATATACTTCTACAACATCTCCTTCTCGTCTATCACCTATGGTATAATCTATACGTTCTCCAGTTGCCTCTTCAAAACTCTTAATAGCTTCAAGTACACTGACACCCTTTCCAGTTCCAACGTTAAATACGTATTTACCTTCACGTGAGTTTATATACTTGAGAGCAGATACATGAGATTTAGCTAAATCAACAACATGAATATAATCACGAATACATGTTCCATCGATAGTTTCATAATCATCTCCATACACTGTTATTCCATTTCCATATTTCAATGCTGTTGTAATAACTGGTACTAAATTAGAAGGTTTGTCATTTGACCTATCTCCTATGAGTGCACTTTCATGAGAACCTATAGGATTAAAGTACCTTAAGGCAACGCTGTTTATTTTAATAGATTCGTTTATTATATTTTCACAGATCTGTTTTGTTTCAGCGTATGGAGATTCTGCTGGTTTGAACGGTGTGCTTTCAGTTACTGGAAGCTTGTCAGCATTGCCATACACTGAACATGATGATGAGAATATTAGATTGTTAACTTTAAACGTGCTCATCACATCCATCAATGATTCCAATGAACCTATATTGTTCTTAAAATACTTACTAGGATTTTTTACAGATTCTCCTACAGATTTGAAAGCAGCAAAGTGTATTACACCAGCAATTCCCTCTCCAACATCTTTAAACACATCATACAATGCACTAACATCAGCACAATCTACGTTATAGTATTTTATACCTGTTGCTATTATTGATTCAATGCCCTTAATGTTATCTTTAGTTGTATTCGAGAAATTATCTACTATTATCG